AAGGTGTCGTACATGGTAAAATAAAAAAGCCTGCATCGGGATACTTACACAGGCTCATTATAATGTGATATAAATAATCACCGTTGATTTTTAATGGTATCCCGACACTAAAAATCAATCTACGACAAAAATAATGCTTTATTGTGATATGTCAAATAAAGTATTAACTTTTTGTGATTCTTTAAATCTTTTTTCTGCATCTTTAACATTCAAAACAGCCTGTTTAAAGTATGAATCTTTTAACTCAATTCCTATTGCTTTTCTACCCATTGACATCGGGCTATAAACTTCACTACCAACACCCATAAACGGAGTTAAAACTACTTCGCCTGGATTACTGTAAAGTTCTACAAGTCTATCAATAACATCTAACTGCAGCGGATGTACATGTTTTTCGTCATCATCTTCTTTAGAATCTTTGAATGGCAAAACGTTGTCTATTCTAATGTCATCCCAAACTCCGGAAGCATAACGCTGCCAAATATAATGATTAAGTTTGGTTACTTTATCACTTTCTTTTGTTTTATTCAAGTGTTCCCAAAGCTGATCTTCAGTTAAATTTGTTTCATTTGCATTGTTCCATGCTCTTAAAATATTAGGCAATATTGGAGTTTCTCCGGCATAATGACTGATTCCAAAAGGATGAGTTACGGGAACTTCTGAATCGCCTTTTTTCTTAAAAATAAGAACATAATCAGGTTGAGCCACAAAACACTGTGTACTATCTTCAACTATTAATTTGTGCATCAATGATTTTACCATTGTTCTCATTCGGACCTTTAATGGCTCTTTCCAAATTGTAATCCTACCTTTATAGTTGAATCCATGATTTTCATGCAGTCTGATTACTTCATTTGGAAAATCCCAACTACTTCCATCATTTTGTACTATCTCTGTAACGTGAACTGCATTTATACGACCACGTTTTGTTACTCTGGACATTTCAGAAACTAAAAAATTATACTGTGTCAAAAATTGTTCTTTGCTTTCACAATTGCTAAAATCTCTGTGATCTGAACTGTAATTATAAAGCCCTGCGAAAGGCGGCGAATAACAAACCAAGTCTATACTATCATTTTCAATAGCATTAACAACATCCATACAATCCCCATTATAAAGACTGTATCTTTCGGTGTGTAATTGATTTTTAACTTTACTCATTTTAAATAAATTTTGGTTTAATAATATTTTTTGAAAATTCCTTTTTTGTTTCTAAAAAATTAGAATGTAAATTATCTTTTAGTTTAGTTTGTAATTGAATCGCTTTATTGGTTTTTTGTAAAATTGCATCTAAAACCCTTGTTTGCCCGTCTGATATAACCAAATCGATCGTAACTGCATTTTCCTGTCCAAATCTCCAAAACCTTCTTATAGATTGATAATATTGTTCATAAGACCACGTAGGGAAAAATACAGAATGATTGCAGTGTTGCCAGTTTAAACCGAAAGAAGTCATTTTTGCTTTAGTGATAATTCGCTTTATTTCTCCATTAGAAAAAGCCAAAAGTATTTCTTCTTTTCTTTCTATTGACTGGCTGCCTATTATTTCAACGGCTTCTTTATCTAAGTTTTTAATTAAACTACTTTCTTCATTTCTATTCACCCAATAAACAGACGTTTTATTTTGTGCTAAATCTATTGCAATTTCGCATCTTTCTTTTATTGTTTGTTTTTGTTCGTGTAAAATTTCTGGCATACTTTTAGCTACCGGTGTGAATAATTGATATTGTCCATCAACGTCAATCAGTGATTGATTTTTTACCAAATGTTTATTTACAATCAATTCGGGTAAAATATATCTTTCATCAGAAAACCCTAAATCGGAAGGCATTTTTACCATTATAGACCATTGATTAACCCATGCAAAAAAATCATTTTCAGCATGTGGTTTTAAATAGAATTTTTCACCAATATTTCTATTATTTGAGTCAACTGAATTTTGATTGTTTTTAAAGAACTTCCCTAACATGTCCATATATCCCATATACCCGAGTGCTTCGCTACTTGTGCCCAATTCAATAAAATCATTTGGCGATGGTGTGGCTGTTGATAAAAATCTATAAGGTATTTTTTTTATGAATGATGTAATTTTACCTTTTATTGCACCATCAAAATTTTTAAGTATAGAACTTTCATCCAAAATAACACCTTCAAAATCTGTTTCATTAAAATAATGCAATCTTTCATAATTGCAAATGACTATCTTTTTGGTAAACTTTCCATCTTTTGAATATTCAATATCATCAATTCCCATCTTTTCTGCTTCGATAATAAACTGAAAGGCAACTGCTAAAGGAGTCATTATCAGAACTCTTTTATTGGTGTGTTTAATGACATTCCATCCGAGCGCAATTTGAATTAATGTTTTGCCTAATCCGGTATCCAGAAAATTAGCGTTACGACCTTTGAGTATTGCTTTTTCAATTACGGATCCCTGAAAATCAAAAGCCATTTCAGGAATGTAGTTTGCTTTAAATCCAAAGTTACCTATTGAGTGCTTTTTTTGCTCTAAAAATCTTTGATAATCATTCATTTTTTTGCTTTAAATAAAATTATTGTTTAAAATTTAAATTAGCGAAGTCACCATGATGTATTTTTGCGGCTTCGTCATAGGCTTTGGCTGCTTCTATTTCTGTATTAAATGTACCTAAATTTATTTGTTTGCCAAACACATTTATTGTTGATTTTATATAAGTTCTGTTATGTGATCTTTTTAAGTGAACTCCAATATATTTAGAAGTAGCGTTTGGTTTCTTTGTTCTATTTATGTTGTTCTCTGAAGTGGTGCATTTTCTTAAGTTGCAACGTCTATTATCTAACCCATTATGATTTATGTGGTCTGTTATCTTTTCATGATCAACGTGCAATATTTGATTGTGCATGGATATATGTTTTGTTATACCATTCTCCCTAAAACTTCTTCTTGCGTAGACTGTATGATTTTTTACCTTAACAAACCAATTGTATTTATTCAGTGCTTCAAAATCTTCATCATCGACAATAGCACGATAAAGACCTCTGTTTTTACCTTGTTTAGAAAGTTCAATATATTTCATAATAAATAAAAAGCCCCATGCAGTCGAAGATACACGGGGCAATATATGGTTAACTAATGTTACCAACTTGATTTATAGCATCTTCGACAATACAATAAATCAACACACAAATATAACTCTTTTATTTCATTGTTATATCTTTTGGTGTGAAATGTTTTATTATTTTATTTCTTTTAATATTTTATCTAATCCACGAACACAATCAAAAATGCTATTTGCCCTTTCGGTAAGCGATTTAATCTGATCGCTTAACTCTTTCTCGTCATAACTGACGTAGTACCCGAAAGACGTCGCTATAACTGGCAACAAGCTATTTGAACGAATGAAGTTAATACACTTTCTTAATCTCGGTTCATTCATTCGGCAAATGTTATGACGTTCAGCAAAGATATTCATTGACTTTACAATCTCTGGTGCTTTAATAGCTGTTTCTTTTCGCCTTAGTTTTAGTGCTAAGATAAGACCCTGAACGTGATTCATTTCGTCTTCAGTTAAACAGTAGGTTATTGATTCAAAATTAGTTATTGCCATCGCTTCCAATTTTTAATGTTTTTATTTCTTCTACATAAGAAGTAGCTTCTATTTCTGTTTTGAATGATTTATTTTTAAAATGTTTTATTCTAACTATAAACCTTTTATGATATATATTATAAGAATATCCTTTTATTTCTCTTATATTATGTATAAATGTTCCTGTATTTATTTTTTTTAGTGCTCTTTTGTAAGCTTCAGACGCTTCTATTTCTGTTTTAAAATATCCCAATCCTACATTTTTTTTATTATATTGTATTTGCGCCCTCCAATTATTATCTCTTTTAAAATATGTAACACCAACATATTGTGACGATCTATTGTGTCTAAATTGGTCTTTACTTGAATTTTCTCTATAACTTATAATTTGAATATTGTAAAGTTTGTTATTTAATTTATTGTTATCAATATGGTCAACTACAAAACCATTTATTCGTTGGTTATAGTTTAAAAATGACATTGCAACCAATTTATGAGCTCTAAAAGTTTTTAAAACTGATTGTTTACTAAGCCTGTATTGAAAATATCCCTTATATAAGAATGGCTTTAATATTTTTTCTTTACCGTTTTTATAATATTTTTTAATTCTACCTAAAGAACTGCATTGATATAATCCTTCATATTCGGGAATATCTTTCCAAATTTCAATTTCATTATTCATTTTAATAAAAAAGGGCTTATTTCTACTTGTTCCACTGGTACTGAAACTTTCAAAACAAACCCGTTATATCTTTAAATTAACGTGTACCAGACGTTTTATATACGATGCAAATATACAAATAATTTTATAATTTACATATTTTTTAAAGTAAAATAATTAACTGATCTTCATTGCTCAACTTCGTTTCTATCTCATACACTCCATAATCTAAGTCAATGTCAAACTCAAATTGATTGCCTTTGCCGTCTTTTCTGTGTACACATTTATGGGCACTTTTACTTATGTCAAGACGTTGTTTTGTAATGATAAGCATGTCTGGTTTTAGCACAAACGAATAATACAAACACTCCCTAAACCAATCATAATTAGAATAGATACATTTTAGGCTTGTACTCGGTTTGCCAGATGTTCTTACTGTTATTGTTTCCATTATTCTTTTGTGTCGTGAATTGATATTGCAAGTCCTGATTCTATTAGACTGAAAATGTCAAAATGCCATTCAAGTAATTTATCTAAATCCATTGCATACAAATATCTGTAATCGAACTTTTCTAATTCGTACCAAAATGAATTGTGAAATCCGTGAGTTATCATTTTTGCAGCAGGCACAAACTTTTCTCCATTGTGTTCTATCTCTTTTGTAAGGTCTGATAGTGGGCGAAGGATTGGTTTAAAATAATCTCTTTTAGTAATAAACCATGTATCTATTGTTAATACATCAGTGGCTTTAATATTACCTTTTTTTCTTGCATGGCTGCATTTTACTCCATACGGCAAATAAGCTGACAAATGTTTAATTGTTAACTCTTTCATGCAAATGATGTTTTAACCAACCTACCATCAACATCCAAATGACGGTAAATCACTAAGTTTTTAAATTTGTTCCCGTTGTTCAATACGTACTTTTGAATATAAATTTCCCTGTCTTTAAATCCTTCTTGCTTTTCTTTTGAATCTTTTTTCTTCAACGTAGGAGTATCGTTTCGTTCCAATATCTGAAATTCAACCCGATAACCATTGTAGGTAAATTCACTTTCATTGACTGCTAATAAGTTTTGTAGTTTGAAATATGAAATACCTATGTACTCCATTAAATCAACCTTACCGTTAAATGTCTTACCGGATACTTTGAATATAAAATAATTTGATGTCATTTGTTTGTTTTAATGTTTATAATAATTTACCTAATTTTATTAAACGGTAATTTGTCATTAATTCTATGCGCCAATCAAAATCATCTGAATGTCTCTTTATGTACTCTGAAACAACGGTCTTAAAAAATTGTCTCGGCGTTTTGCAATCAGTTAAAATCTTTTCGGCTGTTTTTATTCCTACTCTGTGAAGTCCTTTTATTCGGTCGCCTGAATCACCAGTCAACATCTGTAATGATAACATATACATAGCATCAAAATTACTTGTAAAACTCAATCCTTTTAGCTTAACAAATAGCTTTTCGCCTGTCTCTGGATTCTTTGCATAGATAGGGTAATAATCAAAATGGTAGCCTTCAATCTGTTTTAGGTCTTTATCTATTGATACAATTATGTATTCTCCCCCTTGCATGCGCAATTCCTGCGCTCTGTCTGCGATTAAGTCATCCGCTTCATACTCATCATCAAAAATAGCTGTGCCTTCGTCTATAAGTCTCTCGCGAAGTTTTGACACCCATTTATTAGGCTTCCGATTAGACTTATAATATGGTGAAATATTTTTACGAACTGAATTTTTGCAGTAAGTAATATAATATTCAAATCCTGACAAATTCATACCTGTTGATTCTATTGCATCCAATACTTTTAGTGCCTTTGCTCCCATTCTGGAAAATGCTTCTTCGACAATGTATTCAGTGGCTTTTTCTTTTCGTTCAGCATAAGACAAATCAGAATATGCCCTTAATAATGCTTTCATGTCTGAAATGCTAACTATTCGGTAAACTGAATAATATAAGTGGCTGTCAAAATCTATCAATGCGATCATTGAAATGAGTTTTTCTTTTTGGCTATTAATCCCATTAGTTCACCGTTCATACTTATTTTTGGGTGCTGTCTTTGTAAGACTTTTAAATCTTCATTATCTGTTGCTGCTTCTATTGCAGCTTTGATTTCATCGTTTGTGGCTTCATCTTTATTTTGATATGTTGCCTGAAATTCAACAACATCTTTTCTGTTTAGGTCTCTTCCAAATATCCTGCCTATGTGGTCGCAAGCGTCTTTTATGGCTTGTGTCTTTGCGATGGGAGCGGCTATTTCTGTGGCCCCTTTGCTTATGTTTGAAAAGTCCGGCATTAACGTTCCGCTTTCGGCTCTCGTTTGTAATTCCTTACAACCAACTCCATCATGGAAGTACCAAATACCATCAACTGGATTTCTGTAATGAAGTCGAATAGTAACCATGATAGCATTAAAAATAGGTTTTGCTTCCAATATTTCTACTTTCCAATGCTGAATAATTTTGTCAAGCAAATACTCAACTTTATCAATAGGCACATAAATTGAATTGTTTGCATACTTATTTGTTTTTATCCATTTGTCAGGAGGATTTTGATTTACCAATAGTTTGAATTGGTCATTTTTAAATGCTTCGTCAACGTCTGAAACTAAGTCTTGTATTTTTGGCAATTTAGATACTTCCACTTTTATTGATTTTTTGGTTAAGAATTATTCTCAATCTTGAATTGTTCCATTTCTATTTGCATTTTTTCTATCTTTTCCAAAAGTTCAGGTACCGAACCTTCAATGATCTGCGCTGTAACTTCGCTTTTCAAAACTTTGGCAAAACGTTCTGATTTTACCCTTCGGAACTCATCCAGTACGTTGTTGGTTTCCTGTGATATTTCTAATACTAATTTTACTTTTCGTTCCATTTTATCGTATGTGTTTAGTGGCGTTATTTACTTTTTCAATCTCTTCCAAATTAACAGCGTAAAATACATTTTTACCAATTCTTTCAGACGTTACAAATCCGTTTTTCCTTAGTATCGATAGTGCTCCAGATATTCCAGAGTGCTCTATTCTGAATTTTATCATTATCTCGGTTACTGTGAATTGTTGTTCGGCATTTTCATTAAGAAAATCAAATACTGATTTTACTAAATGCTTGTTAAAGATACTCAATTTTTTATGAATATCCAATACTTTTAGTGCCTTTGCTCCCATTCTGGAAAATGCTTCTTCGACAATGTATTCAGTGGCTTTTTCTTTTCGTTCAGCATAAGAC